ACATATAGTAAACTGCCGAGACAGCTCCCCTCCCCGTCCCTCTTTAGAGCCCACTTCATTGAATGAGAATCGTTATCGTTTAGCTAATGAGAATCGTTATCGTTTAGCTAATGAGAATCATTCTCAATACTGGTGAGAATCTGGAAGAGTGAGAGGCTAGGTAGTACCCCTTAGCAGGCTCTTACTGGCCTAGCACATTCAAGACTAGGTAGCAAGACTCCCCTGTAAATCTGTATAAAAAATAACCAATAGCCCTGAGAGGCTCTGTAAGGCCTTCTAACAGCTTTCCTCTATAGGTGATGCCTAGGCCTTGGGTACTGCCTAAAAATCGCTTAGAGAGTAAAGACTAATAAAATCAAGTACTTACATCAGAGCTTATTTGCTATAGATAGAAGCAAGACTTGCTATAGATAAAACCTATTGCTTGTACATTATCTATAGATTTAAACCATGAAAAAATACTTGCATCTGTAAACAGCTAGCGTATAGTGACTAACCATACACAGGACGTATAGAGCTTTAACCAGTTAAGACCTAAGGACAAACACGTAGCCCAGTATTCTTTTGAATACATACCTACACCGGACACAGCCAAGGCTGATTGAAGGGAAGACGAGCATCGGTGGGCATCTTAGGATATACGAGGGGCAAGCATTGAGAATAGCCGGAGCGTGATGCCTAGTGGCCTTGGACACTATGACGGATAAGCGTGTAGATACTAGCTCAATTACTAGCAAGGATATACACTCTTTTGAGTGTGCTTTACAAGTCCCTTTCAGAGAATGCCTTTCGGGGTTGGTGTAAGGATAGGGACTGATAAAGTACATTAAAGAGGAGGAATGAGATGCGTTATGAATATAACAAGCTCTCTAATATTTTAGAGAAGTATTACCATGATGATAATTATTGTGGTGTAGCTTCTCTCTGTACTGCTACCGGCTTAAGTGTCGGCAAGTCCTATCATTTACTGAAAAGACACGGCAGAAAGCACAGGAAGGGAACACCGTTTAAGTCTATAGTTAATGCTCTAAAAGAGTCAGGCTATGCGTTAGAGACCTTGAATGGCCTTAGGCTGAAAGCTACTGATAACTGGGGCAAAGGATACTATAACGCAGGAATTAGCACATACGGACAGGCTGAGAAGCAGTTAAAGACTGGTACTTATTTAGTGTTTAACTGTACTACTAAATCAGCTCATGTTGGCTGTATCAAGGACGGAACACTTAACGACTGGACGGCAAGGAGTAAAAGAAAGACAGTAAGGTCAATATTTAAAGTAATTAAAACAGAGGAGTAATAAAATGTACGAGGAAGAAGAAAGAATCTGTAGTGCGTGTAGCGTAGCAGGTTGTGATTGTGACTACGATATGATTTCAGGCTGTGAAGACGAATATCTACCAATTTATGAAGAAGAGGAGTAAGAAAATGCAAAAGGCATACTTAAACTATATAAAATATGCGCTAAAACAAGGCTATAAAATAGCTCTAGAAGTAGAAGGCGAAATAGTCTTGAAATCTAGCGGTAGCTATAAGGCGATAAAAGACGAGGTAGAAGCCTACGATGCTGAGGTGGTTCTAATTGTCCGAGATGTAGAGGCTAAGGAGACACTTGGAGTGGCTGTGGTCATCTTAGAGTATGGACAGGAGCCGGAAGAAAGCATCGTTGATTACACTGTAACGCCTTATAACGATAAATGGGCAGAGCAGTACTATAAATTCTGAGGAGATAGCACAATGAAGCAGTTTTGGGAAGTAAGAGTAGGACAAAAGTTTTTCTTTAACGGCAACGAGTACACAAAGAGGACATCTCGCACAGCATTCTTGCACAGGTACGAGAGAATCTTTTACCTTAACCAGTATGATATATGCCGGATTGTATAGTCGAAACTCTCCTATAGCGGAGAGTCTACAGGAAATGCCCTACCTGTACTGATGAGACAGGGCAAATAACTGAGGAGATAAAACTAATGTATCAGTATGTAAACAGCACGACTTTCGCAGACTCTTTCAACCAGCTGAGACCTGATAGTTTCACTTCTGAGGGCTTGCTGGTTCTGTTCGAGTATTTAGAGGAGCTGGAAGAGTCCGAAGGTAAAATGCAGGAGTTAGATGTTACTGGCTTATTCTGTACTTATTCAGAGAAAACGGCAGAGGAGCTTTTCCAAGACTATGGCTATAAGTTTGAGGGTTCTAAAGAGTGGCATCTAGGCCAGTGGAGGGACGCTCTAAGCGATGAGACACCGGTGGTTCTTTCAGTCTATAAAAGAGAGGAGGACTATAGCACCGGCTATGGCTCAAAGCAGGTACTTGGCTCGTTGATAATCATGGACTTCTAATTGAGAGGAATATATAACTATGGAAACTAAACTAACTGTAAGAAAAGAGCAGGCTTGGGGCAATGTACGCTATGCTCCAGTGTGTGAGACTTCAAAGATACTCGCACAGATAGCAGGAACAAAGACCTTGACTGATGAGACCATACGATTAGCCAAACAGCTAGGCTATACATTCGAGCTAGAACGGGAGGAAATATGAAATATCAAGTATTGATGGAGACTGTGTGCAATGGTTGGGTTAATTGCTGGCGAGATGAAGATGGCAAGCCTAGTGTATTCAACAGCATAGATGAGGCAGAGTATGAGATAGCCGAGTGCCTAGAGCTTTGTGAACAGGCAGGAATGAAAGGCTATAGCAGAGATGACTATAAAATAGAGGAGATAGAACAATGAAATTTACAAAGACTGAGTGGGATATAATTAAACACAGGCTGGGAGTAGCTGACTGTATCTGGGATGCCTTTTACAACTCTGACCCATGCCCTGTCACAAAGACAGAGCAAGAAGTTTACAGGCGTTGCAATCAGCTTTATGACTATACCCCAGAGGATGAGGTAGACATGGATGATGACCTAACAGCCGAAATCATCTGGGACTGCTGTTATGGTAGCACTTTCTTTGGCTACATGGATGAAGTCGAAGACAGGTTAGTGCGGGCACGTTACACAAAGGCTGCCTATTCACTTGAAAAGAAGCTAGGCGTAGACATACCACTAGGTTGAGGAGATAGAATAATGATAGGCAGAGACCCTGTAGATATTGCAGAGCTAGAGCGAGACTATGAGGAGACCTATGGCTCTGAGCTAGAGCGTAACCTTGAGCGTCAAAACTATGAAGCTAATCAAGCAGACCTAGAACATTGTACTTTTAACGAGGAGAACTAATAGGACTAAGTAATTTTAGTGTCAATTTATAGCTGAAACCCGCATAAAACCTGACAAAACGACTAAAAAAGTGGCACTTAACTAAGTAATTTTAGTGTCAATTTATAGCTGAAACCCGCATAAAACCTGAATGAGGAGGAATGAGATGAGTAATCACGAGAATGAGACACAAGCCGAGAGAGACTTCGAGGATTTCTTTGAATGGCTAAACACTAGCCCATGTAGATTCCTAGTAGACATTGACCCGTATGATGAAGTTAAAGTTCACTTTTACCCATTAAAGAGGCATGACCATGAATAAGCAGAGACATAATGACATCAACACAGCGTGTTCAATAATTCTAGGCATAGCGGTAGGGCTTTTAGCTTTCCCTAGCGTTGTACTTTTGATGAAGTTACTGGTACTATTACATAGCTAATCCACTATATGAGGAGGAATGATGAAGGAAATCAACAAGATAGCTCCTATCAATCTGGTGAAGGCTTCGGCCTGGGCAGCTCACCATGAGTACATGAAGGAGCTTAAACGTAAACCTAAAGACAGAAAGACTAAAGCAAAGGAGAACAAAGTATGAGCAAACCTAATGCAATGGAAGACCCGACTCAAGACACAATTGAATGCTGTGATGAACCACTAGTGAATTACGCACTCACTGACCTTGTACGAAACATAGCCTTCGATTACGATTCGCATATACCACGCTATAAAATAATTGAGGAAATTGACAGACTAGACTTCAGACTCTACAAAATAAAAGAAGCTGAAAGAAAAAAATACGAGTCGAGACTAGCAATTAAAGAGGCAAAAGAATGAGAATCGAAATAGGTCTTGAAGAAAAGTCTAAGCCCTTGAAAGTGAAGTCACCCTGTATAGGCTACTGTTCGGCTACCACTCTGGGAGATGAGGTGTGCATAGGTTGCTATCGTTCCTTCGATGATGTTGTTAATTGGAACAAATACACAGAGCATCAAAAGGTAGAGGCTTCCATAAGGAGCTACCATAACTACAAGAAATATAAGGAGAACAAAGATGAATTGTCCTAAATGCGGAGCTGAAAAGACCTACGTGAATGACTCACGAGTCTCTCAGCGACATAGGCACAGAGTGAACAAGCGTAGAGATTGCTATGATTGTGATAGCAAGTTCTATACCTATGAAGTCCTGAGAGATGACGTTGACCAGGCTTTCGCTGTGAGAGATTTACTGACTAATTTATTTAAAGGAGTGAGAGATGTCTAAGATAAAAGAAGCATCTTTTGACTGGGAAGTAGAACTACATAATACCCGTATGATATTCAGGGACTTGACTCGTATAGAGCTAGATGAGAAGTTTGAGGGACTGACAGATATGGGTAGCTTCAAAGTACTACGTTATACTACCCCTGTGAGTCGCTCAGTGACTCCTCTTAGGCCGTTAGAGAAAAAGTAATGGTAGGGTATAGGGTAGCTAAAGTGGCTCTTAAATCGTCTTATATCGACCAATACAGAGATACTCTGGAGTTAGCTTTAGCTATCTCATACTGCTATAATTACTATTATAAACTAAAATAAACTATATAGTTACTAAGGGTAGCATAATAATGGAGGAAAGTCAATGATTGAAAGACTGTACGAAAGACCCTTAGGGGAATACTTAGCTAGACTTCATAGAGCTAGTGAAGATGTAAATAATAAAGTGTCCACGATAGACGAGGCTGTGTCTCTCTATGGTGTAAATAAGCTAGACCTGTGTCAGCTTGTGCTAGAAAAAGCTGAGTGGAATCAATACGTTAGAGGATACGCGGAGGAGTTATGATATACGGAAGAGAGAAACTAGACTGGGAAGTGTATGTAGGTGGACATAAAGTCTATTGCAAGGACTGTGATTACTACGAAGCCTTGGAAAGAGCTGAGCTACTGGCTAAGAATAAGCCCTTTGCTATCAGTCAGATTACCAGAGAAACCTATGAGCTGAGGACTAGAAATGCCAAGTAATTACCGAGAGACACATCAGCCATGTGAAGCGTGTGGCTCCTCAGATGCGAAGACATACTATGATGACGGAGGAGCATTCTGTTTCTCATGTAACACGCACTTCAAGTCAGAGGACAGCCCTCCAGTATTCGTGCCTCCATCGCAGGAGGAAGGGATACCGAAGCAACCTTTCACTGACATTCAGAATATCCTCACCACTGGTGATTACTCTGGCATAGCAGAGAGGAACATCACAGTAGCAACAGCCAAGACCTTTGGTGTTATGTCAACGCCAGGTAAGGTTTACTTTGCCTACTACGGTGAGGACTCAGACATCACTCCCATAGCTGCGAAGGTCAGACACCCTGACAAGAAGTTCCATACGGCAGGAGACTTCCAGAAGACTCTGCTCTTTGGACAGCATCTCTTTGGAGCAGGGAGTTCTAAGTACATCACCATCACAGAGGGAGAGTTCGATGCTTGTGCTGTGTATCAGCTAACAGGTAGCAAGTGGCCTGTGGTGTCGATACGCTCAGGTGCTTCAGGTGCTTTAAGAGATTGTAAGAATAACTACGAATACCTTGATAGCTTTGACAGCATTGTTATCTGCTTTGACAGTGACGAGCCAGGACAGAAGGCCTCCAAGGAAGTAGCGGAGCTGTTCGGAGGGAAGGCTAAGGTAGTCAAGCATCTCAAGGGTATGAAGGACGCTTGCGATTATCTCTCAGCTAACAAGAAGCAGGAGTTTGAGACTGTCTGGTGGGGCGCAGAGAAGTACGTGCCTGACGGCATCATTAACGGAGCCTCTCTCTGGTCAGAGGTATCTAAGCCTCTCAAAGGAGCAGAGCTACAATACCCTTACGAGGCACTCAACGACCTTACCTACGGCATCAGACTCAGTGAGCTAGTCACCATCACAGCAGGTAGTGGACTAGGCAAGTCACAGTTCCTACGTGAGATTACCTATCACATCATGAAGAACACAGAGGACAACATAGGTATGCTCATGCTTGAGGAGTCTACTCGCAAAACAGTAGAGTCCATCATGTCTCTGTCAGCTAACAAGCCTCTGCATCTGCCTGACATCAAGGCTACTAAGCAGGAGAGGAAGGAAGCATTCGATGCTACGATGTCCAGTGGACGCTTCCACTTCTTTGACCACTGGGGTAGCTTGGGAGTTGATAACGTCATGGCTAGGATACGCCACATGGCTAAGGCTCTGGAGTGCAAGTACATAATCCTCGACCACATCACAATGATTGTCTCTAGCCAGGGACATGGTGATGAGCGTAAGGCTTTGGACGAGGTGATGACTAAACTCAGAATGCTAGTGGAAGAGACAGGCTGTGCCGTGTTCGCTGTCAGTCACCTCAAGAGACCAGACAGCAAAGGACACGAGGAAGGTGCAGTGGTCAGTCTGTCACAGCTCAGAGGCTCAGGTGCTATAGCACAGCTCAGTGATATTGTGCTTGGACTGGAGAGGAATGCTCAGGCTGAGGATGTGTTCGAGCGTAACACTACCAAGCTCAGAGTCCTCAAGAATAGATTTAGTGGCTTGACAGGTCCGTGTTGTAATTTACACTACGACTCTGTTACGGGTAGGATGAGTGAAATAAAGGAGGTAGACAATGCTAA